GCCCGGTGGCTTCCACGTCGATAACTCATGAACTAATAACATGCGCACGCGAACTCGTTCCAACTTGCTAACAACTGATAACTTTTCGTTATCAAATCGGTTTGCACAGGAATGGAGTAATGTCTCAAGTGGGGCTATAGTAAATAATTATTTACTACCCGCTTGGAACTACACCATAGCCTTGCAGTCCGATGTTAGTACCATTGTTGATGACAACTCTCCTCGGAGCGTTGCCAGTAAGGAGGTGACTCAGACATCTCGAGTTTACCGTAAGGTACTCTCGAATACTGATATCCTGATCGACGGTAATAATAGATTTACCACTATCGATTCAGTACACAACTCCGCACATTGGAGGGTCTGGGGTAATTATGGGGATATATTTCCCGAAAATATCCAGATCCAGTGGGACAAGTCAGACGATACGTTGATCAGAGAAGCTAAGGATCGTTTCTATAACGCTAATGATGTTGACAACATCTTAAACGCTGTAGAAGCCCCTGACTTCATCTCTGGTCTTAAGAGCCTTCACGATAAAGTGAATGTTCCCGTAGTAAGTAGCACGAAAGCTAAGATACTACTTAAGGGCCGCAAGGCCGTTAAGTTTATATCTGGCGGTTTCCTCTACTACTCGTTTGGTATCGCACCATTAATCGCTGACATTAAGAAGATGGCTTCTGCCACGAAGACTTATAGTCGACGTATGCAGAAGGCCCTCGATAATGCAGGTAAGGTTGAATCCTTACACTCCAGGTGTGGTGGAAAATTCACAGGGTTTTTAACCCCTGAGAACGGACTACCGCTCCCGGCCGGTTATGGAGTATTGGGGGATGGTGTTTCACACTGGCATGCACAGGTTCAACCTATGCTTGTCCCGTTGAAAGTAGTTACCATCCGCGGAATCCGGACTCATAAGTATACCTCGCCTCTGTTTCAGAAGCTTGATTACTTAGCAACCCGGTTCGGGTCGATTGGACCCGCCAGTTTCGCTTGGGAGAAGATTCCTTACTCCTTCGTCGTTGACTGGTTTGTAGATACCTCTGATGTCTTCAATAAACTTGATAACTTCCTTACTGGAAGTCGCAAGAATATTGTGGACGCTTCCATTAGTGAGAAGTGGGGCTGCGCTGCTGGTGCTGTAAAGCACGGGCGGGGCAGTACCTATTCCTCATTTGATGGAACTCAGACCGCTGTTAATGAGTTAGCCTATTACCACCGAAAGCCCATTGATCCCAACTTTTCAGTTGGTTTCAGTGGTAGGTTTGGAAAAAGGCAACTCGCACTCAGTGCAGCGTTGCTCGGCCAAAAGGCCGCGAACCTAAAGCTCAAACGCTAGATACAGTTCAACACACATACATATGGACAGTAATCTCACCATCAGTACTCTAACCTTCAATCTGATTTATTCCGATAAAACGGGATCACTCAGACGCGAGACCTCACGTGGGGCAAGTTTGCCTACGGAGCTCCTGATTAAACACCAGGACTACATCGATTCAACAACGAAAGTTGCTGGGCGACGTTCACTCGTTAGGTTTGATTACTATATGACGATGACCGACGGAGTAATCCGGCCGGTGAGCCTGTATACTGTCTTGGCTGCTCCCAAGGATCCGCTTGTTACCTCTACGATTTCCAATAATTTGGAAGCGTATATGGCTAACTTGCTTCATAGTGCTACGAATACTTCTGGCCTCGATCTCAAAGATGAGATCCTTGCCAATAAGGAACAATAGCATTATTGCGCTACGAGAGTATTCTCATAGCTTGAGTTCAACTCAAGGTCTATGCAGATGTGTCAGTTAACGCTAGTTATATAACCAACGATAATGAAAACAGATGCTAAAGACCGCCTTCTTAACGGACTTTTTCTAAGTGGGTATTCCCTTCAAGGGGATGGCTCATTTAGATTAGTCACTAAAGATAAGCTTCGGATCCTAGTTCGCGTATTAGACCAACATGCCTCTATTACCCTTAAATGGGATTCTGGAGACATGCGTCAAGATACGTTGAGCTTTGCAGCGGCGACCGGATTGTTGAGTATCCTCCAATATTGGAGGTCTGAATGATCACGTCGCCACAGTTACCAGCAGACAGGCTAGACATAGTCCAGAATGATGTGTTAAACATATTCTATTGCCTGTTAGCAGACGTTCGCGAGTTATCGAAGTTGCCTATTGGCTTCCCCGATGACATTGCGTATGAATGGGTTCTTAAAGAAGGACCCAAGCTAGATAAAGACCTGTTACGATACCTCGAAGACGGGGGGGAATACCCCTCCTTCCCATGGTGGTTGAAACCACTATCGGATGAGTTTGCATCCTCACTGGATGCACGCCTCCTAGGGTTATTGAGACAGGTCCTCTTGTTCTGCTATAAGATTGAACACGAACCAACTCATGAACAACTCAAAGAAGCCCAAAAGGCCTTTGAAGAAACCGATGACAGTATTACTGTGTGGCATCAGCATTTTGCTGGAGGCTCTACAGATATACTTGCACAATCGGCACGGCAAATAATCGGCCGTATTATATACGGGATTAATTGGTCAGAAATAGTTCCCTCACATGGACCTGGGGCAGTTTATCCCCCATGTCATCCAAGCGAGAAGAGCCGTTTCATGACGTATTACCCTACGATCACTGAAAAGTATCCATTTGATTCAAACTTCCTTGCCTTACCATCTTTTTGGTATGACGAGTTAGTTCTGTCGGATGGCGCTTATCAGGAGCAGGGCGACATAGTCGCCAAGCTTGTTGCGGTCCCGAAAGATTCTAGGGGTCCACGCTTAATTTGCGTTCACCCTAAAGAGTCTATTTGGATTCAACAAGGTTGTAGGAGACTACTAGAGCGTGCTATTCAGTCCCATAGATCCGAAGCTCGTGGAAGAATTAACTTCAACGATCAGAGTATCAATGGTATGATGGCACTTGCTTCGTCTTCAACTAGAGAGTTTTGTACTCTCGACTTGAAAGAAGCGAGCGATCGCATTGGATGTGAATTAGTTAGATCTCTTTTTGGAGACTACGCTTATTCATATCTCTCATGCAGTCGTGCATCTAGAGTTAAGTTGTTAGACAACCGTGTCATGGAACTGAAGAAGTGGGCTCCTATGGGGAATGCTTTATGCTTTCCTGTACAGAGCCTTATCTTCTACAGTATAGTTCGTGCTGGCATACGATGTCGTTATGGTGTAAACTGCAACGATGTTTATGTCTTCGGTGATGATTTAATCTTCCCCTCATGTTATCTGAACGGAGTCCTAAATGCATTGATCCGGTGTGGCATGGTGCCAAACCAATCAAAAACGTTTAGTTCTGGGTTCTTTCGTGAATCCTGTGGTGTCGACGCCTTCAAAGGCTTCGATGTTACACCTTTTAGACTCAAGAGGGTTGATTCCTTCACCGTTTCCGGTAGTACCTCTATGTGTACGCTTGCAAAAGCGATGCGCATGGAACAATACTACTATACCTCCGACGCTATATATCGTTGTGTTTCAAGAACTTTTGGACCGTTGCATATAAGCAATAATCCAGATGCTCAAGGGATACACCGTTACGTTAACGTTGATTTAGCCGGTCTCCTATCAATGGAGCGATCTGTTAGGTTTAACAGAAAGCTTCATAAATGGGAATCGGCGAATCTTCTGGTAGGGGGTGCGGTTAGCCGCATCTCCACTGGTGACTGGTGTCACCTCCAGGACTCACTTCTCCGCCTTGAGCGAAAAGCTCTTGGCGAGTACAGTGAGCGAGGATTGGAATACGCGGTCCCACACCGTGTGCAATCGAAACGTGGGTGGACGGATGTCATTTTGACATCTGAGCCCTTGTCCGCCCTGAGTTGTAGAGCCTGTGCTGTGAAGCACAGTTTCTATGACGAGGGGCGGGCAGGGGAGTACTTAAGAAATTAGGTACTTCACGACACGATGACCTCACCTATCCCTTCAAGGGTTAGGCGGCACATCAACTGAC